AACCCTACCGTCTGGTTGGCAGGTGGATTGAACTCTACGCAATCAGGTTTTACTTTCTGGTTGCCTAGTATGAACGTATCAAACTTGTCGTTTGCCCAACCGAACTGGACGTGGGCAGTGTCCGCTGTACTGGTGGCTTGCAACTCATCCACCCAACTTAGTGTATAAGACATCAAATCATCCATCTTCTTAACTGCTACGCCTTGCGATGACAGCTTCTTACGAAACTCCTCGCTCGACGTTACTGAACTCATCGGCAGTGTGAACTCTTGCACCCCATCCCTCGGCAGGTGCAGTCGCATGACTAGCGACTCGCCCAGCTCGGGGTCCTTGATTCGTTTAACAACGTATAAGTCGTTATGGTATATTCGCTTCTCATCCACATCGCCGTCTTCATTGGTGGTACGTACATACACACCACCGTTTGACCCACGCACGTAGGGTGGTGGGTACTTAGGAATTACATGCTCGGGTTCGATTTCTTCGGCAACGTAGTTACCTTCATCGTCTACTTCCGCTTCACGTAATCTTCGCCCCAACAATATCGGGGATTTAATCTTGCCCCACATAGGGCAGTTAACACATACATCAGGATTGTACTCATCAAACCGTGCGCAGGTATAAGGGCCTTTGATCTGGTCTACCTTCTTCTGCGTTTCCTCGGGATCGTACTCAGGGTGGTTGTTCGACATCAGGTGCACAGCTTTGGCACCGTCAGTACAAAACTTCGCAATAGATAGCCCTGCTCTCCACAGTGGTTCACTCATAGTTTCTTGGTTCTTAACTATGGACGCCACCTGCTCACAACCTTCCCCACGTTGCGTCTTAATAAGTATGTCTTTGAACACACTTTCTTGGTTGCCCATCAGGTTCTGCATGGTCGCGCTTAGATCGCGTGGCACATGTTTCGCGGGAACTGGTATCGGTTCAGACCCAAGCAACTCAGAGAATGTGTCAAAATCGACAGTCTCAAACCGCTCAGTTATGCCAAAAAAGCCCACGTCCGATGGAGGATTCGTCTTGTAGTTATGTGTGTGAGGAACTCTTAACACACGTGCCGCGTCTGACGTTACCGCCGGATCAGCGTGAAAGTCCTGTTGATTACACAGTCGTTTGAGACGTTCCGCGACAGGGAACCAATCCTCGTACGACACCGATTCCGACAAAAACCAGTAGACATGTATGCCACGTCCTGAGTTTACCATCGTCGGTTTCGGCAGTTTGTTGCGTTTGCAGAAACGCCGCAGTGCTACAATAGCCTGCTCTTGGGTCATGAAGTCTTTGCTTGGCCCACAGTCCAGATCGAGGAAGAGTGCGTTAAGACGCTGTACATTATCTACTTTACGTGAACCTGCCTCGTTGAACGTAGCCAGTCCGTAATAAACATCGTACCCTTCTCTATCATAATTGTGGGCGGCATCGACAACGGCATCTATTGAGTCGTAGAACTTCTGCGCTTTGCGTTCGTCACTTGATCGTGCCGCAAATACACAGTAGTAGCCCCCACTACTCAGCGCCTTCGATAAGAATGTTTTTGTTTCCATTGGTCCACCCGTTATATAAACCGCCACGGTGAAAGTTGTTGCCCCCACCGTGGCGTAGTTCAATTACTTTGACTACACGATTAGTCCTCGTCATCCCAGTCATCAATAATCGAACTCAAATCACTGTCATCCTTGGGTGGCGCGGATGCAGTTTTCTTTACAACTTTGGTAGGCTCTTCAACAACCTCTTCTGCAACTTCTTCTACGATCTCTGCGTCTTCGATTTCCACTGCAAACGGGTTATCTTCTTTAGAGTTATACCCATCTTCGGCGCTAAATGGATTCGGTTGCTTACGCTCTGCAAGTTTCAATACCTGCACTGCTTGCAGTCTAAGAGAACAACCTGCGCCCATTGAACCGCTGTAGGGTATGCCCTTGACCGCGATGTTCACGATGCTACCACTTGTTAATTGAAAATCATCGGGCAGTTCGTTGGTCTTTGCATCAAACTGTGAAGGCTTCTTAGTCTTGTCGCCGTTGTACGCGCCTTTCAGATTAGCCTTGTGTGTCCACATCCCATCATCTGTTTTCTTGAATGGGTTTTTAATATCAGGCCAGTTCTTTTTCTTTTCTTCAGCGTAAGTTGTTTTCATGTATGACCACAGAGCCTTGGCTGTTGGGTCGTCCATAACAAAGTTTACTGAATACTCAGCACCATCATCGGTTGCCCCACAGGATACCGAACGCTGTTGTTCGTTATCGTATCGGTAGGTCTTATCCAATTTAGGATACAAAGCGGTGGTTCTTTTAATTACATATTGCTCAGACATAGAAGTCTCCTTAATTTGCATTTGCGTCATAGACGAACCCGTCTACTTCCGCAAAGATTGACCCTGTTGAGGGCGTTGATATTGCCATTGTTATAGCGTCTTTCGTTTCTTGGCTTTCAGCCTTTGAAACAGCGAGGCTTACCTCATCTTCCGCAAGAGGGCGTACCGCCTTGAAGAATAGTTTTGGCACTGCGCTACTCCGATCAAACACGCATTCGGTAATCACAGATATAGCAGGTGTGTTATGAGAACTTAGATACTGCGCGTAGGCTTGCATAGGCATCTTGCCGTCCTTCGCTTTACCGAACAACGATGTTGCCGGTAGTTGCAGTTGGTACACTCTGGTAAAGTCGTTCTCTAGTAACACGGCTAGTCGTTGTGCAAAACGACACGCTCGTGACGTACCTGATCCTGACCCCTTTATATTTTGAGGACAGTCCATACAACGGTGGGCTTGGCGATCTTCTTGCTTCACCTCTGGTGCAGGTGCGTTAGTATCTGCTGACCAACACGTAGGACGTGTCGGACTATTAGCATCATACTCCCCTGCGTAGTAAGAACGAGATATTTTAGCGGCATCCAAGATCACTATATTCAATGCACCTTCGTGCACCGTGTCTTGTTTACCGTTAATGTACTCGCTGAACTTACCTCCGTTGATACTGATACGGCGGCGTACTTCACCTACGTTGTGCATTTGCCTCTCCTCACAAGTCCTCGTCCAAGTTCGGCTCAGCATCGTGCTCGGTATAACCTTGCACTAACTCAACATTAGATACAGCGGCTAGTCCACCGACAGTAACGGTAGGCTTCTCTGCATCCTTCTTTGTTAAAGCTACAGACACATCGTCGATTGAAAACCGATATGTGTTACCCACTTTTATGTAGGTGTTCTTAGGGATATGCCCTTGTCGCACCCATGCACGTATGGTCGAAACCGATACAGAGAAGTGCTTGGACAAGTCTTCGATTGGAACAAAAGGTCCGGTCATGATTTTTTCCTCACAGAAATGATATATTCAGAGTCCACATTAAGTCCTTTAGGTACGGTCTCTGGGTTATCTTCGAGGAATGTTCGCACGTTGGTTTGGTTGAGCCGCTTTTCCAGAAACTCAGGTACGTTATGCTCCATTACAAATTGGTGCATAGCTTCCCAGTCGCTAGTCCAGTAGCGCGTCTTCACCGAACGGTAGAAAATACCCTCAGAAGTTTTAACGCTCTCAAGCCCCTGCTCTTTGCAGTAGTTGAGTAGCGCGGCCTTAACTTGATCCAGTTGTTGGTTCAAGTCGTCTTCTTGCTTCTTAAACTCCGCAGAAAGCTGAGCCTTCTTGTCACGGATTTTTAAGTACACACGTGTTAGCTTCTCGGCTAACTTTTTGTCCTCACTCATAAAGTTCTCCTATTCGCACGACATAACTGTCGGGATGTTCACTCTACTAACGCATAATGAGTTAGTCAAGCAATTCTTTGTAAAGATCAATCATTTTTGTGTGTACGTCTATTCTGTTATCTAATAGTGTGTAAACACGTTTCTCTACGGCTGATCCTTGTAGCTGCACGACGGTACACTTGTGATCTTGTCCTGACCTGTGAACACGTGCGTTAGCTTGTGCGTAAGTTTCCAGCGAGCTTGTTGGCCCCCACCAAACAACGGTGTTAGCGGCGGTAAGTGTGACCCCATGCGCGGCGGCTTGCGGCTGTATCACCAACACTTTCGGGTTTGAAGTCGTTTGGAAACGGTGAAAGATGTCTGTCCGTTTGGGTGCGGATACATCCCCACGTATGATCTCGGTGGGTATCCCATCGTCGAGTAATTTGTTTGTGAGTATGTCGATGGTGTGCTTGAACGGCACAAAGACTAGGACTTTCTTACTGCTCTCGTCGATAACCTCACGTAACACTTTGTAACGGTTCTTGATGTCAAACTCTAATGCTTCTCCGTTGTCGGTGTAGACCGCACCAGAAGATATTTGTAGGAGTTTGCTCATGTTGATAGCGGCGTTAGGTGCCGTAATCTCCTCACCTGCGGCCTGTAAAACAAGTTTATCTTTGAGTTCCTTGTAATACTTCTTCTGCTGGCGCGTGAGTTCCACCTCTCGTTGGCGTAAACCATGTCGGGTAGGTCAAGACACTCTTCTTTTGTGAAGCGGATGGCAGGTTGCAGTGCGTTGTACACCGTCTCGGTAGCTGTCTCTTTCGGCTTCCATTTGAAGTTGGTGACTTTGTACATCACCATATCGCGGAACGAACCAAAGAACCGTGGTACGGCAGTAGGGTTGACCAATTTGGCGATACCGTACGCATCCAGTGGTGACTGCGCGGCAGGTGTACCTGTCATCATCCAGAGCCAAGTCTGGTCGGTTAACAGCTTATTCAGTGTCTTCCATCGTTTGGTCTGTGCGTTCTTATAGTGTGTAGCTTCATCGACAATGATGCAGTCAAAGCCACCGTTCGCAATGTCTTCGGCGACGATCTCGACACCATCGTAGTTGATGATGACGTAATCAGAGCCTTGGTTGATGATCTTCTTGCGCTTGTCTTTACTACCGTAAGCCACGTCTACCGTGCGGTGCATGGCAAAACTAAACAAGTCATTACGCCATGCGCTATCCATGATGGACAGCGGGCAGATAACTAACACACGGTTTACTTTACCCTGCGTCATTAGAAAGTCAGATGCCCAGATCGCAGATGCAGTCTTGCCAGTGCCTTGCTCGTTAAAGCAAAATGCTCTGCGGTTCATCGTTAGAAATGCGGCTGTAGTCTTTTGATGTTCGTACGGTTTGTACTGACCAGACCACTGGTACTTTCCCTCAATAGGTGAGGGTACGTTAATGTTTAGCTTCTTTAGGGTGTGCGCTTCGTCTACACCCCAGTTAACCACCACTTGATTATCTGATAGTTCTCGACTCTTCTCGACAACTTTCGTAACTTTGTTAGGGTTTTTTAGGCGCAACAATAGCGCCTTGTTCTTCAATATCTGCACATCGTTCTCCATCGCAACGCCTTTCGGCGCGGTGTTAGTGTCGCACTAACTTATTTCTTTTTGCCTTTGCTCAAGGCTCCACCTGCCGCACGGTTACGGCGGCGGCTTTGTACAGTAACGCCATCTTTATTGGAACCGCCGCGAGACAATGGCTTCTTGTGTGCCACGTCTTTACCCTCTCGTTTGTCGGCTTTCCCATTCTTGTTAGCGTCTTTACCTGTCTTATCCATCTTCCTACGGGCACGCTGACGTTCCATACGCGCCTTAAATTCTTTACTCCCAACAGGTTTGTTCTTCTGTTTGGGGCGGTCTTTGGGGTTTTTGTATGGCATTAGTTACTCCCATTGTGAGGACATACAGTTACTGGACAGTGCCGTTTGCACAGTCCGTTCGGTCGTGGGTTCCAGACATCCTTATCAGCGGCGGTCTTCATGGCGTTGTACTTACCTTGCCACTTAACCCATAGCTCTTGCTCATCATACTCGTCATAACTTGCTTTGATGAGATCGTTACTGACCACGAAAACCAAACCACCCCTGACCTTTTTTATGTCGGGGTAGTGTAAGAACACAGCCATTGCCATCAGTTCCAACTGACCTTTGTCTGCATACCGTGCGTTCTTACCAGTCTTGTAGTCAATAACCCACGCAGTCTGACCCAACGTGTCAATGATTAGTAAGTCTGCAATCCCTCGGAACCATACGTCCTTGTCGTAGAAACCGCAGGGTTTGAGGTTCTCCGTGATCCCCATCTTCTGTTCGCATAGTTTGACACCACGCTTGGCGTTCAGGGAATCAAGCACTGGCTGAGCGTACGAAAACTTCTCAGGGAGTGGAGTAC